ATCTTTAGGTGATTTAATTTTTCTTTTGTAAAGTTTTTTGCTCCAAAACAACATACAGCATTTTCTAATCCTTTATCATGTAAGTTTAGCATATCAAATATTCCCTCTACTAAAATTACTTTTCCTTGTACTGGTTTTACTTGAGGAAAAAGAGGAAGCTTTGCTCCCGAGGGCCAAAACATATACTTACTATTTAGAGTACCAGAGTCATCTCTGCCTTGAAAAGATACTATTCTACCAGAGGCATCTTTTATAGGAAATACTATTCTTCCTAGGAAATGTGATGCGTGATGTTTAAAAGCTCCAAACTTTACATATGTTTCTGGTTTGATTCCCCGCCATCCACCCGCATAGGGCATTGCATCTTCGGGAACTGACAGCCCTATACTAGATGCTCTTAGTGAGGATATAAGTCTTAGTAATCCTTCTCTTTTTATTCCTACTTGACTAACACTTACATCAAAGTGTTTGAATATATTTCCTTTGAAGTTGCAGGCAAAACAATTAAACATTCCCATGTATCTATCTACCCTAAGACTAGGATTGGTATCGTCATGGTCAGGATTTAAACATTTTATAACTACATCTTTACCTGATACTTTATAAGGTATATCTTTTGCTACTAATAATTCTTCAACTGGTGTCATGTTAATTGCCATAGCATGGCTGCCATGAAGTAGTATCCTACAACAGTTAGCAGCCCTTTTCTTATCTGAGGAAACTCCTCCATAAGATATTCTCCGGTAAACTTAAAATAGAACAGACTAAAAAAGATGAGTGTCCACCCAACGTCTGCAATAAGTATGCTTGTCTCTCTCATTTTCCAATATATTTTATATCCTCATTAGGGATAACTTGGTACGCACCTTTGTTGTACGCTATAGCCACCGTGTATTTTTCTGACTTTTCTCTCTCGATACGCGGAGTCTGAGCCGTAGAAGGTGGGGCTGATGGGTACTCTGGCCGGATAGTATGTGCCATAGGAGGCGGCGGAGACCATGTAGAACGGGAAAGGTCCTCCCTTTTCATCTGGTAGGTCGATTTCCCCTTTCTTCCAATAGACTTTTTCTTGCGCCCCGAAACGCTGTGATTCAAAGAACCCTGGATTATCATGGTCACTCCTTATATTTGTTCTAAGTATTATACTACAATTCCACAGAGTTGTCAAGTTCTTTTTTCTCCTCAAGTCTAACTATATCATCTTCCTCACAATAGGAACCCATTTGAGATTCCAAAATTATTAGTTTAGTTTTACCCGGATTGGAAAGTTTATGCACTACTCCCACAGGCACAGTTACGGTATCTCCTTCCAATATTATTCTTTTCTCACTACCTATTTTTGCTTTACCAGCCCCATGTAGCACAGTCCATATTTCTTTTCTATGAAGATGATATTGTAAACTTATAGACTTGCCAGGCTCTATAGTAATGGTTTTAATTTTATACATATGAGAAGATGCAGCGTAAAAACCAAAACCTTGACCAATAACCTGGTATTGACCCCAAGGTCTAACAACTACCTGTCCTAAATGATGGTCACTCATATATCATAGGGATCTTCATCTGATTCCTCCTCCGTCTGTATTCTTCCTGTCTCTGGGCCTATCTTTAGAGTAGCCCAATCCATTGTTGAAGTAAAGTCAGTCTCTTCACCGTTTCTCATCTTTACACATTTGAAAGTGATTGCATTGTCTTCTTTTTGATGTGCATCTAAAGCAAATGCAGTATCTGCGGCATCAAGAATACCTTTTGCAAATCTAGCTTCTCCTGTGGCATCCGTTTGATACGGAGAAATCATAACTACTCCATAGTCTTGAGCCATAGCTTTCAGTGACTTACTTACTTCTATTTGTTCTGTCCAATCATACTGTCCCATTCTACTATTGGATACAGCAGCTCTCTTCACTTGGTTTACATAATCTACAATAACTACTTTAGGTTTTAGTGTAGAAACTTTTTTATCAAGCTCTGTTCTTATATTTCCTATTGTAAGTGTAGGATCGTAAACTATATCTAACTGACGTTCTCGTAGTGGTTTTACTGTAAGTTCAGAATGATACTTATCAAAGTCTCTATGAGTTAGATATTCTCTAAAAGCGTGTTCTCCATCCTCAAATCTGTTTGCCCACCACTCTGCTACTAGTTGCCACTCCCCGATAGATAGATTTCTATTTCTCAAAGCATTAATTGGCACACCAGTTGACACAGAACAGCATCTTTGCATTATCTGTCGAGATGTCATTTCTATTGTAAAATATATTACTGAATCTCCTGCATCAAAAGTATTTGATGCAATATTAGAGCAGGTGAAGGACTTTCCAGCCCCTCTTCTTCCTCCAATAAGAACCATATCCGTTGGACTAAACCGAACAACATTGTCGTAGTCTGAATTTAGTCCAAGAGATATACTTCTCTCCATATCATCCGTAGAATCAAATAATGGCATCTTCTGCATATTTTCTTCAGGATCTCTCAAGTCAATCTTAGTTTCTAGGTCTAGAACTATGTTTTGAAGAGAGTCAATATTCTCCTTTGCAGATTCCATAGCAATAGAATTTTCTAGGTACTTTTCAAGTTGACCCATTATCTCTGATTGAGTATACTCATTTTTCAAATACTCAAGCAGAATATTTGGTTCGATCTCTATTAGATCAACCGTTTCTATTGCAGAAAACTTATCTCTAAGCGCAGAATCTCTTATCGATAACTGTAAGTCATCAAAAGTTGGAAGACGGCCATAGTCAGTTACATACCTTCCTATGGCACTGTGTATTGAATGATATTCGGAGGGAAAATAATGTTGTTGACAGTCTCCCCAAGTATCTATATCGCTGTTGGCGATTACTTGTTTTAGTAGGACACTGGAAATATTCAAAGAGACCCTCCGATGAAAGAAATGTAAGAGAAGGGCAGGGCAGTCGCATACTTGCCGACTCCGAGCTTGCGGTTGAGGCTACGAATCTCTTCAAGCCATACCCCTATCTTTACCGTGATACGAGACTAGCCTGCGGCTTTTTCTCGTTTTGCAGCACCATCATAGTCTACTGCAGCTAGACCACGACGAGTTAACATGGTTTTAACACCACGAACAGTCTTGCCGATCTGTTCTGCGATGTCGGCAACAGACATACTTGCTACGTCTACGCCTTCTAGAGGATCAACACGAGATGGTCCTTTAGTGTCCCGCTGTGCAGGGATAGAGTCAATTGAACCGCTTCTGAGAAGAGACAGTGCCTTTCCTCGGATCTGGTTGATTTGCTTGCCCAATGCTTCAGCGATGTCTTCAAGATAAGAGTCGCTTCCTGCCATCTTGATGAAAGTGGCTTCCTCAGCATCTGTGAAAGTTTTAACACTTTCTTGCTTAGGAGTAGGTCGAACGTGCTCAGTCAATTGCATTGACAGTAGCTTACCTTGGATTTGCTTCGGAGAGAAAGCTCCACCTTCAAAAGCTTCAGCGATTTCGCCATAAGTATACTGACCAGCATTGTCAGTAACAAAAGTTTGAAGAGTAGCTTCTTGGTTCTCAGAAAAGGTACGAGTAGTAGCTGCAACCGCAGATTCTACTTCATAGCCCATTTTTCGAAGTTTTGACGCTACAGAACGAGGAGAAGTTTCTAGCTCGTCTGCCGCTTCGATAACGGTTGATTGTGATACAGGACTTTCTTCTCCTACAAACTCTGTAAGAGTATCAGTCCTTTCATCTGTCCACTTTGGTAGTGCCATATTAGGCTCCTATTAGTTTTTGAATGTTAGTGATAATAGGGATACCTAGATCCCTAGCCTTTTTCGTTTTTGCGGATTCAACGCCACTCTCATTTATAAGATAATTGACGTTGGAGGTAACAGAATCCTTTGTGGAATACCCATTCCGCAATAACTCTTTCTCGGCTTCTGCTTTAGTTTTAAAGGAGGATAGGCGTCCGCTAATACACACCACCCACCTGGGTTTAGTATCTTGTTTAGGTTCAGATTTGAAATGGAACGGAAGGTTGCACAAATCGTCCATAAAGGTACTATTATACCAATCAAGAAGACTTTCTGTGGCTTTCGGCCCTAAACCTGCTTCTTTACAAGTTTCTTCTGTAATATCGAATAGACAATTAACTACTGAACATAGTTTGTTAGACGCTGTTTTTCCGATCAAAGGTATACTAAAAGCGGGCAATAGGTCATTTAACGAAACGGAATATGCCGTTTTAGTAATTTCAGCGATTAATTTGATAGCTAATTTTTCTCCGATAACTTCTTCTACTTCTTCAAGAGTCAATTCGTATATATCATTTACACTTCTCAACTCTAGTTTTTCAATGGTTGCTTTTCCTAGTCCTTTTATCTTGAGAACTTTTGCAAAATTCTCAATCTTTTTTGCAACCTGACTCCCACAGTCTGGATTCCTGCAGTATAGCAATTCTTTTTCCCACTCCAGAAGACCCTCGCAAGAGGGGCAAAATGTTGGTGCAAAAATTTGTTTCATCTACTCTCCGACTGTGAATGGTTATTATACGGGATGATAGTTAAAAAGTCAAGAATTATTTTTTTGAAGGTATGGCTTTGATAATTTCGGTTCGAATTTCGAAACACTCTGTGTATCCTCCAAAAGTTTGTTGTGGCCAGTAATGGTACTTCTTGAACTCTTCATGTAAACTCTGTTCTAGTTTCCATACATTATATAGCGTGTCGTGGTATGTTTTTTGAATCCGTATCTCATACCCTTTGAAACCCCGCCCACGCTTTATAACGTGTCTCCAATCTTTTCCAGAAGCTATACCAATTTTCAAGCACTCTCGTTTCATAGTTTTTTGATTTACTAAAACTACGCAATAAAGGACTCCATCAGAGTTAGCTTTGTCTGGATGATTGTCAAAAAATGTTTGATTATATACTCCTGCCATTATTTCTTAGGCTTGAAAGGTATAATTTCTGCGCTTCCTTTTTCGCCTACGTTATTCAAAGTTTCAGAAATAATAACCTCATCATATGTAGGAAATGGTTCAGAAAAATCTTTGAACGCTTCTATGGCTTCTATCCATCCTTCTAGCAACTTCTCTCTATCTTCTTGCTTCATTGCAAAGAAAAGAGCAGGCAGAGCTGCCGCTGCTTTATAATACTTATCGTCATCTTGTAACCCAAGCCAACCGAATACTTTTTCAAACGGTGGAAGTTGATTTGTTGTCATTAGTTTATCCTTTTAACTACACGAGGTATGATCTCACCAGATCTTATAACCTCTACTTGACACCCGATCTCGAGTTCTAATTCTCTAATATAACTGATATTGTGGAGAGTCGCTCTAGAAATCAACGCCTCTCCTATTGTAACTGGTTCTAATATGGCTACTGGAGATACTATCCCACTCTTTCCTGTTTGCCATACTACATCTAATAATTTTGTAACTACACCTTCTTGTTTTTCTTTAAGAGCAAAAGCTCCTTTAGGGTGGTGTGCTGTGTATCCCATCATATCAAAGCTTCGTACATTGTCTAGTCTAGCTACTTTACCGTCGTGTGGGTACTCTTTCCAATCAGAATCTATTACTGTAGAAAAGTGTTCAAAGTCTCTCAACCACTTCATATCTTGTGACCAAGTTATGTCACTTAGACTAGGCTGTACTCCGTATGCAATAAATTTAAGTTCTCTTGTTTTAAACTCTTCAATATCTTTTAAGTTAAGAGAGCCTGCTGCATAGTTTCTAGCATTTGGTATATCTTTTTTAGCTACGACCTCTCCTGTTATCTGAGCTATTCTACCCATGTAAACACTAGACATTCTTGAAACTACTTTGTCAGGCACAAGACATTTCATTTTTTCTGTTATGTCTTTACCTTTTATGCCGTCTCCTCTGGTCAAAGCAAGACGTAAACGACCACTGACATAAGTTAGCGATACTGCTGCTCCATCTAGTTTAGGAGTCCATACCACGCTTCCTTCTAGCATAGAATCAATATTATCGCCTACAACCTTTTTCTGCAAGCTGTACATACGATAGGTATGTTCTATATCCCCGCCAGTATATCCTACACTAACGTAGTTACTACGTTCTGCCAATTTATCAAACTCTTCATCGCTGATAATTGGTGTACCTTCATAGTACATTTGAGCGGCATAATCTAAAAATTTTGACATAATACTTTCTCAATTATTTGAGAATATTATAAAGGATGAATATAAAAAAGTCAAGATTTATTTTTCGTAAAGATCCCTA